CCACTTTAACGAAAAGCTTCAGCTCGGCGTCGGTCAGATCCTTCGAGGACTTCTTGCCGAAAGCCTTCTCCGAGTAGGTGGCAAGGTCTGGCTTTTGCCAAGAGCTACCCCCGAGGAGTTTAAACGCTTCCTTACGATCAAAGTTCGGCAAAGATTCGGACTTAATTTTCCCCTCGGTTTTTGGAGCGACAGGGGCTGGCTTGTCCTGCACTGGTTCGGCTTTCACTTCCTGCTCTGCTGGCTTGGCGTCGAAATCCTGCAACTCTTCAGGAGTGTAAACGCCGACAGAAACGCCAGGGTAAACGGTCCTAATCCCTTCGGAAATAACACGCGCGCGAAGCATCGCCCGAGGGTACTGTTTCCAAACGTCCTTGCTAGCCAGCCCAGCGCCCTTCGCCTGAGCAATAGTCCAGGCTACAGTGGCTGATCCACCTGCAGGGTGGCTGAAAGTTCCGGAGACTTCAGCATCAGAATAAACATTCCACACGACCTTCCCGCCCGCAGACTGGAAGCGGGCTAGCATTGCGTCAGCCTTAAGCGCCGGGCGCCCCTGAATGACATGATAATCCCTCGCGGCGATCGCTGGGTGCAGTCCTTCGGCTTGGGCGATCAGCATGAGGGCAACCCCCTGTTCTGGCGTTTTAATCCCAAAAAGGCCGCTCTTAGCGAAGGCTACGGCCATGCGCTCAATATCCGAAAATGGGATGGCTGGTGGCTGCGGCTGCTGGGTTACTGTCAGGCTTTTCTGTTCCATTGTTCAAACCTTTCTTCTCGGTTGGCGTACTCGTGCAGGTAAAGCTCCACTATGTATCGGAGCGTGTGACTGATGTTAGGGTTGATCTCCATGAGCAGCTTGACGTTCTCAGCCGGCAAACGGAAGCAGACTTTATGATCCTTGGCCTTGTCTTCTGGTGGGGGTCTGAATTTGGCGTTGTTCATACTCAAAACGGAAGCTCCTCGACAGTGTCCTGATTGTCCCAGCGATTGGGGGTCTGGGTGCCAGAGAACTTCTTGGGCGCCGCCTTAGCTGCTGGCTTGGCTTGTGGAGCCGTTTGTGGAGCTGGTGCCTGCTCGCGGGGCTTACCGGAAAGAAAAGCTCCCTCAAGCCATTCTCGATTGTTAGAAGCCCACACGAAGCGAGTCTTTTCAGGGTTGCCAGTATCGAGGACTGCCCAGAGTTCCGGAGCGTCAAGGTTCCGGTGCAGGCTGCCTGCCTGCTTGTGGCTCATCCAGAGCTTGAGCTGGCCGAGGCCTTCGACGTGGGCGTTGCACACCCATTTGCCTTCAAACTTAGTGGAGGCTTCGAGGCTATCGACGCGGATCTGGTGTAGTTCTTTCTTCTCGGGAAACTGGGTCCACTGTTTAGGATCTTTCGGCATAGTTGTCATATCTTCGTGCTCCATTTGTAGGACCTGCAAGGGTTAATAAAACCCGACACCGATGCAGGTCGGTGCCGGGTGGCGCTAATACACTACTCTTACGGATAGGCCTATCTAATCATCAAGCGTCAGTCTTTGCAATGGCCTTTGTAAAGGCCATCACCTTTTTGAGAAGTGCCACCGGCTTTGTCGAGCTTTGCGCCCTTGGACTTGCCAAGGGATGCGCCACCAGATGAGCCATAGGCCGCCTTATCTTTCGATCCACCTTTTTTGAGGCTAGCGTCCGTTTTCGGATAGCTTGCCTGTTCTTTCATTTTCATTATGGAGTCCTCCGGGTTTCAGAATATCTCGTCATCGTCATGGGTTCCAGCTGCAACGTATGTTTTCGGATGATAGGGGAGCACGTTACGGTTGCCTGGCATGTCATTCGGAAGCGGTTTAGGGTCTGGGGTCCCATACTTCCGGTCGACAAAGTAAACTTGCTCGAATCTCTTGCTCCAGATCGGAAGATTGCGCCGGTCAGCCTTACCCCAGAGGCACTGACACAAGAACACAAACAACCCATTGCACTCACTTTGATCCTTGAGCTTACACCAGATAACACCTTGAGAAGCACATTCGGGACAGTATCCAGAGCTCATTTCTGACTCCGTGCGTAGGATTCTATAACGCAAGAAATGCTAAAGATAACAAATAGATAAATATAAAATAAATTCATGATAAGAATTCCCTTTGAGGTTTTTTGGCACGGGGTTAGCAATAGAAGCAACAGTCGCTCATGCTGGCGCATGTCGCTCCTTTCATCGCCGCCATTCATCAGGGAAGCCGGGGGGCTCCTAAACGCCCCCATAAGGCTTCCCCTTGAGTCCAGGCGGCCCGATGACATGACGACATGGACTCCATTGATTCCATTCATCTTAGTTCTCGGTTGAAAAAGATTCTGCGAACTCTTCAGGAACCCATTTAGCGACAGGGCGGCAGTGTGATCCTGAAAGCTGGTAACCTACCTTTGTCCAGCCTTTGAAGACTGCTCCTAGCCACCGCTTGTCATGTTTCAGCAGGAGCAGGTACAGGTCACTCCCTTTCAGAGTGTACTCTAGCGAGCTAAACACCTCGCCAGCGGTTAGGGGCTTACGGTAGTGGCTCCAGAGATGCCTGGCTTCTGCCCTTGCTGCTACTAGCAGTCTGCGGCGTTCTTCCTCAAATACCTTGAGGATCCGGTTCCGTTCCTTGCGTTCTTCGCTGATGATTTTCATTTGTCGAGGCTCCAGTACTTTTTGACTGCCTGAGCATCTAGAAGACTCACGAAGACACTGGATACGATCAACAAGGCATCACTAAGGGATTGAAACTGCTCGACGGTAAGCTCACCGTCGAGCTCTGAGCGAAGCTCTTGAAGGACTGAAAAGGCGATTCGAATGTCCTTTTGAGCTTCTATCATGTGGTGGTTAACTTCGAGAAGGCGGGCTAGGGTTTGTTCTTTCATTTGTCGAGTTTCCAGTACTTTTCGAGAGTCTGGGTCTCGATTAGGTTCATGAAGGCGTCGGTCATAGTCAGAAGCGCGTCGCTCATGGATAGGTAATGCCCTTCGTCGATGTCGATCTCGGACGAGAGGTTGTTTCTGACACTGTTCAGGATAGAGAAGGATATCCGGAGCGCCTTAGTGGCGTCGGCAATGCGTTCGTTTTTAACTTCGATTATCTTAGCTAGCTTCTGCTCGTTTGATAGTTTGGACATAGTTAGTTCTCCTTAGAGTAGGGGCGCCGTCCTTGGCGCCTGGGCTGTTCAGATTGCTGCTAGGCAGTGGTTGAAGGTAGCGTAAGCCTGGGACTCCGTAAGGCCTCCGTCCTTCATGATCGCCCGGGAGAAGTGGTACCGGTCCGACTGATCATTGCGTGGAAGCCTGCCCCAATAAGCGCAAGCAAGCTGGAAGGCGTCAACGAAGGCTTCTGGGATACTTGCTTCCCAGTCGTATCCAATAAAAACAAAATCATTTCCACCTTGGAGAATCTCGCCCGTATGCTCGCACCGGCTGATGTTCTCATACTTGCGAAGGACTGCATCCACGGATTCCACGCTGATGCTGAGGTCGCGGATGCTGACATTCAGCGAACCAGAACCACGGCGGGTGTAAATGCGGATCTTCTTAGTGTCGATTCCGGCTGCTTTAAGTTCTTTCTTAGCTTGGTTTCCGTTGATCATGTTCGTTCTCCTTGGTTAGTAGTGCTTACTTGTGAGTCATGTATTACTTATGTCGGACAGATTAGCAATAGAAAAAGAATGTCGAGGTTATTTTTTTATAAGGGTTAAAAGGTGGCGGAATGATCTCGCAGCGTGCGGGCGGAGCTGGGGGAGTCATCCGGGCTTCACAGGCTGGCAAGGGTGGCATGACATCGAAGGCTGGGGCCTCAACCTTGACCTTCTTACTGCGAGGCTTTCTAGGGGCCTTGGCAGGCTTTACAGGCTCAACAGGGGTGGACGGCTTAGCACACTCCTCGAAGAACTCCTCGACAGACTCGAAGCCAGCGTCAAGGATCCGGGAGACCTGTTCTTCTGGGAGTTCGACGGTGACGCCTTCCTCGGAGATAGCAGCGGACTCGAAGGCCTCATCCCAGTCAAAGCCCACGGAGGCGAGGTTAGGCTCGACAGGGGTAGCCTCCTCTTCGACTGCTTCAAGATACTCGGCGATAGCAACTTCAGAGTTCGCATCATACCGACGGCAAAGTTCGTCCCAAGCGGCCTCTTGGTTCACTTCGAGGCCGGTATCGGTATAGGGCTGCTCGACTAGCTCCCGGAGCTTGCGGGTGGTGTATCCGGTGAAGTCTTCGACGACAGTCTTGGACTTGCGAGTCCGGACCTTGCGAGGTTTCGAGCTCAGTGTTTTGCGGCGTGCTTTCGTTTCCATGTCCTATGGATATGACAAGTGTCCGACAATAAGCAAGAGAATAATCACAAGGGAATGAAAATCTTTGAAAGCCAATAAGGACAAGGGTTTAGGGCTACAAGCAGTCCAGGGCTATGATAAGGAAAGGTTATCAAAGGCAATAGTTTCAATAGAGAAAGGAAATCAATAGGTTAGCTAAGGGAAGCGGTGTGTTAGGATAATGGAACGATAAGCTTGAGCTGTACGGCTTGAGCATATTTCCTAAAGCATTCCGAGCACTTAAGCTCCCGACGCCTAGGATATCCAACCCCCTTGGTGATATCATAGACTGATATACGCTTACATGATGCAGTAAAACATCGCCCTGGACGATCCGCGGGCGTCACGCAGACAATTCTCCCGTTGCGGTCGACGTACCGCTTGCACTCCCCTGTTGATTCTCCGAGTTGTTCTGTCATATATTCAATCCATGTCATTGCCGCGCAAAAGTAAAGCCACGATTGATTCTGAACTCCAGTACGTTTCCGAGATCACCGAGAAGCACTTCGGGATGAAGCTCAATTACCGCCAGCTAGAAAAGCAGGTCGCCGCGATCATCAGCGAGAAGATCGAGGACTACTTTTACCAGCGTTTCAGGGATTGGACCGTGGTCGACCTTATGGCACTCAGAGAAGCCTTGGGTCCGGCCGATAAGGAGAGCAGGAAATCAGACCGCCAGCGATACCGCGAGGAGCTGGACCGCATCGCCGAGGAAGCCGCAGGGATTACGAAGGACTAATGGCCAAGAGCAGGGAGAATCGCATCGCACAAGTCAAGCTGGAGTTTGACTTGATCCAGTCATGCCGTGACCGTGGCATTGATCCTGTGGCTGAGTTCTGGAAAACGCTCGCCCTGGTGGACGATCCAGCGATTAAGGCCAAGCTCCTGCTAGAGCTCTTCGATTACATATACCCAAAGAAGAAGGCAGTGGAGCACACGATCAGCCTCGACACGACGGCGCAGGCCTTGTCCCATGACGACGTAAGGGCCATCCTTGCGGCCGATCCTTTCACCGCTCCGAGGGCGCTCAATGAGCCTAAACCCTGAAGCTATCGCAGCCTACCGCCTACATATTGCCAAGGGCATCGAGGAGCTCCACAGTCGGTGGCATCCTCACCCTGCGCAGGTAGAGATAGGCCGCGCCCTGTTGTCTGGCGGCTTCCTCGACGTGTTCGCCCAGTGTGGGCGCAACTTCGGCAAGACTGAGCTGGTGGGCTACCTGACGTGGCGCTACGCCTTTACCTTTCCGAAGAGCGAGAACTACTATTTCGCCCCGTATATGAAACAGGCCCGAGAGATCATGTGGGCTAGCCGGCGCATCCAAGACTTCGGTCCCAAGTCATGGATCGAGAGTGTCAACAATACCGAGATGCGGATCACGTTCAAGAATGGATCGTTCATTAAGCTGGACGGTAGCGACAATGTGGACGCCTACCGCGGCGTCAAGCCCAAGGGACTGTCCATCTACGACGAGTTCAAGGACTTTCGCCCCGAGTTCCACGAAGCCTACGACCCGAACCGCGCAGCCTTTAACTCGCCGTTGCTTATCATCGGGACCCCTCCCGAGTTTGAAGGTCAGTTCACCAAGATCGCCGAGGAGTGGTCGTCGAACAAACGGAAGTCATACTTCACCTTCCCGACCAGCTCGAACCCTCATATCTCCCGCAAGTGGCTGGAGGAGAAGAAGGCTGAGCTGATCGCCTTGGGTGAAGAGGATAAGTGGTTTCGCGAGTACGAAGCTAGGTTTGTCCGTGGTGGGGCTAAACGAGTGTTCCCCATGCTCAACCCTGACAAGATCGTCAGGCCTCATTCTCAGGTCACTCAGGAGATTTACCGCGACCGTAAGAAGCTGGAATGGTTCTCATGGGCTGACCCTGCAGGGGCGTCGTGTTTCGCTGTTCTGTACGGTGCAATCAATCCCTACACCCGAAAGGTGTACTTGCTAGACGAGATCTACGAGACCAATCAAGGCGAGATGACGGTCACCAAGATAGGCCATAGGATCCTGAAGACAACTCAGGAGCTCTGGGAGCCTAGCACAACAGGCAACGAGTGGCGGCTAGGCTACGATGAGGCCGAGGCTTGGTTTGCTAACGAGATGCTGGACCAGTTCGGCCTACACTTCGAGCCCACTCAGAAGGCCAAGAATGAGAAGGACAAGGGCATCACGCTGATCAAGGACATCCTGCTGGCTGATAAGCTCGTGGTTTCTGACCGCTGCAAGAAGCTGATCTGGGAGATGGATAACTATCAGAAGGACGACCACGGCAAGTTCGTCAAAAAGAACGACCACTTGATTGATTGTCTCAGGTATATTCTGGGAGCGTCTTACTATACGATGAATGAAAGCGTCGAAGTTCAACCCGAGAAGGATGAGATGTGGCGCGGTGCTAGGATCTCAGATGACTTTCCGGGGTTTAACGAAACTGGAGAAAGGGTAGATGAATGGAATTTGGACACGGACTTAGCCTCTTGGTGATTGCAGTAGTCACGGTGGAGACCATGCTTTTGACTCTTCTTGGCGCTTGGGTGTTCTGGCTTGCAACGGAGTTGAAGGCCATGCAAAAATCGACTCATTCGATTCAGTATGTCCCGGCTGACACTTCTTTCCAGAAGATGACCGAGGAGATGCAGAAGGCTTTTGAGAAAGATCCATACGAGTCTGTGGGTTAAGGAGAGATTAAATGGCGTCTGACGTTTACAGCTGGGATCAGCTTGATTCAGAGACTCAATACACTAGGCCAAACGGGCCAATCTGGCAGTATGACTTGGACGACTCCCGGAACGATAAGGACGTTCTCGCATGGCTTAGAGCAGAGCGAGATTACCTTGGAAACGAAGATGAGCTCGTCATCCGCAACATGCGCAAGAACCTAGCTCTCTACAAAGGGATCCAGTATCAGGACATGGAGTCTAGGATCGACGCTCGTGACCGCGGAGCTGACCGTTCTGGCTTCATGCGCAAGATGGTTTGTAATCACCTTTACGACCTGACCAAGAACCGCGCCTCCCGGTTGATTAAGTTTAAGCCCGCAGTTGCCGTCCTGCCGGCTAACGATGAGTTTCAGGACAAGGTGGCTGCCAAGAGCTGCGAGATGCTTCTTGAGCATCTTAATTACATTAACGACTTTGAGGGCCGCGTAAGCCTTAATCTTGCCACCTACGCTATGGTGCAGGGGGAGAGTTACCTGATGGTCCTTTGGGATAAGGATCGCGGAGACATAAGCCCGGTCTACAAGGAGCTCTCGAAGCGTGGCCGTGTGCCCATGCTGGACGAGAACGGGCAACAGGTTGTGGATCCGCAGGGGAATAAGATCTACGTAGATAAGCCTGTTCGTATTGGAGACGTGGTTTACAAGGTGCAGCTAGCGTCCGATGTTCTCCTGCAGCGTAAGCAGGCGTTCGAGGACGTGGATTATATGTTTACTATGGAGCCTGTAAGCACTGATAGGCTTCGTGTTCTGTACCCTGACAAAGCTTCTGAGATTAAGGATACCGAGTGTCAGGTGTACGACTACGAGAAGATGGAGATGAAATCGACCAGGCGTGAGGCCATGGTCTACACTTTCTGGCATCGTCGTACGGACATGCTGAAGAGCGGTCGTAAAATCGTGTTCACGGACACCGTGATCCTTGAGAACGTGGAGTCCCCGTTCTCGCATGATGATCTCCCTTGTGAGCGGTTCACAGATATTGAGTGGCCTGGTGAGCTTAGGGCCAAGAGTTTCTTCGATACCGTCAAAGGACTGACGGGCGCTTATAACAACCTGACCAACATGGTCATGCGCAATATTATGATGGTAAGCCATCCAAAGTGGATGGTTCCTGCTGGATCGGTTGCGCTGGATCGCCTCGGAAACGATATTACAATCGTCCAGTACAAAGGTCCTCAGCCTCCCGTACTTGCGCAAGCGCAGACGACCCCGAACGAGGTTTACCAGTTCCGGGATAAACTCAAGGAAGAGTTTCAGCAGATCAGCGGGGTGTTCGGAGTGTCTCGTGGTGAGCCGCCTCCGGGGATTAAGGCCGGCGTGGCTCTGCAGTTCTTGTCGGAGCAGGAGAGTGAGCGGTATAATGAGCTCGTTCTTAAATGGAATGAGTTCAATAAGAAGATCGCCAAGAAGGCGCTCGCTGTTGCCGGCGATTACTATGACGACGACGATGCGCGCATGATTCGCGTCATGGGTAAGGGCAACGCATGGATGACAAAATTCTTTGATTCAGCATACTTAAAGAAAGACTATGATATCCGAGTTCAAAATAGCTCTGCTTTGCCTAAGTCTGTTGCTGCTCGCACGCAGACGCTTCTGGACCTAAACGAGAGATTCCCGACTCAGTTCAGTGCGGAGCAGGTCATCGACATGCTTGATCTTGCTCAAAGCGACAAGTTCCTCGATCTGTCGGCTCAGTCTGTAAGGGCTGCCGAGGCCGAGAACGAGCGTCTGATGGAGTCCAAGGATGAGGAAGAAGTTCTTAAGCTAATGCCGCAGGAGTTCGAGAACCATCTGATTCACTGGAAGATCCACAGTCATCAGATGCAGAGCTATGCCTTCAAGTATACCATGCCGCCTGAAGTGCAAAAACGATTTGAAGAACATGTACTTACGCATGAATACTTCATGGAGCAATACGCAATGAAAAACCCTGCTTTTGCTCAGGAGCTATCCAAGCTGCCAATGTATCCGATGTTCTACAAGCAAACTCCACCAGCCCCGGCAATGGCGCCTGGGGCTGCCACCCCGGCTGCAGTGCCCTCACAAGCAGGTCAATTACTCCCGCCACAGCCAGCTGACCTTGCGGCATTTCAGCAGCCGGGGATGACTATCAATCCACTAATTGGTGGTGGTGAGCAACAGTTACCCGTCAATGAAATGACGCGTATACCCTCGGCACAGGTACAGCTTGGAGCCGGTGGTCCTATTGAGCCAACTAATGCTATCTGAAAGGAATGAAAGATGAGTGCAGATGCCGCAAGCAGCACTCCATCAGCTCAGTCTGGTGGAGATGCGCCTTTTACCAAGCCAGTAGTCGATGACGGAGCAGGTCTAGAGCTCGCCGGTGGAAGTGGTCCGGTTACGTTCGACGAGCTAGAAAGTGCGACTCGTGGAGTCCAAGCCAAGAAGGCTCAAGAAAAAAAGGAAGAGCACGAGGCCGAGAAGGTAGCAGTAAAAGGCGAGAAGAAGGCCAAGGACAAAGCCAAGGACGAACCAGAAGAGAAGCCTGTCGAGAAAAAAGAAAAAGAAGCCCCTCATGAGGAAAGTGTATCGGAAGGGTCGGATAAAAAAGAGTCACCTGTTGCACAAGGTGATAAAAAAGTTCTAAAATTGAAGAGCGGCGATACCGAGGTTCCCGTTTCTGCAGACGCTCTCGTGACTGTCCGTGTAGACGGAAAGGCTGAAAGAGTACCCCTGCAGGAAGTGATCAACAGGTATTCGCAGCGGACGCACCTTGATCGGGAGTACGAGCAACTCAAGACTCAGAAGCAACACTTCGAGGACGAGCGTACCCGGATCAATAAAGTGCTAGAGAAATCCCAAAAGATGCTCGTGGAAGAGCAGGATCTTGAAGGGTTTCTCGACTGGATCGGCGAGGCTATTGGCGAGGACGGAGCAACACTCTACCGCCAGCAGATCGAAAAGGTCCAAAGGGAGCTTGAGGAGTTTGCTGGTCTCTCGCCTGAAGAACGCGAATTGCGTAACCTGAAGAGAGAGAACGAACGATTCAAGTCCAGACAGCAGGCCGCTCGCGAGGAAGTGCGTAAACAAGAAGCGTTCAAGAAATTGGACGAGGAAGTTACAGGCCTGATCACCAAGGAAGGTATGACCAAGAAGGAATTGGTCACGGCTTATGACGATCTGATCGAGCTCGGTTATGATGCGTCCCAGTTGAACCCTGACGTTCTGGTTAAATACCATAAGAACATGCAGACGTTCGGGACGGTTCAGAGTCTTCTGACAGAGATTAACCCAGAGCTCGCGAAGAACGATAAGGTTGTGGCCGACTGGGTCCAAACTGCAATCCTTAACGGGGCATCACCCCAAATGCTTAAGGAAGCAATGGCACAAGTTTACGAGCAAGAGAGTCTGGTGAAAGCCAAGGCTCTTGCCAAAAAGATGAGCAAGAATGAGCGCGCTAACCGCTCTTCTCAACCAAAAAACCCCGGCAAAGACGCAATGTTCTTTGACGATATTGTGTGAGGATTAGACGATGGCTAATTTTAACCTTCAGGATGCAAGTAATCTCTTTAAAATCAAGTATGGCAAGCTCTCTGAGAATACCTACAACTCTGCCAACGTGCTGTTGGCTCGGGTGAAGAAGAGCTACGACTTCGTAGGTAAGCAGCACTCCCGCGCTGTGCCGATCTCCATGTCTGGCGGCGTCGGATCGGGCTCTCTGCCTACCGCTAACTTCTCGGAAATCGGCGACGCACAGCTGATTGCCAAGAAGATGTACGCTGTCACCCAGATCGACCGTGAGGCCGTCAAAGCTGCTTCGAGCAGCGAAGGCGCCTTCGTTGAAATGACCAAGTTCGCTGTGCAAAAGGGCGTTGAGTCCTGGATGCGCAACATGAGCCGGGCCCTCTTCAACGATGGAACCGGAGCTCTTGGAACCATTCAGGCCGGCGGCGTGTTAGGTGCAGGCCCATGGGATTGCATTATCTCGACTGCTACCTGGAAGGAAGCTAACTTTGAAGAAAAGGACTATGTCAACCTGACCGGTGCATTGACGGCTGTTTTTGAAGTTACGGCTGTCGATCCTGCAACCCGCACCGTCACCCTGACGGCTGTTTCTGGATCGTACACCCCGGTTGCTGGCGATGTGATCTACATGCAAAACTCGAAGGATAAGGATCCTTCTGGTTTGAAGGGCGTGCTAGGAGCTACCTCCGGATCGCAGTACAATATCTCGGTCGGCCGTCGCTGGCAGGCAAGTCAGCTGGCTGCCGGTGGAGCCGGTCTCACCACCGACCTGATGAACCAGCAGATGCTGGAGATTCAGCGTAAGTCCGGCAAGGTGCCTAACCTGATCATCACCTCGTTCACTCAGTTTCGCAAACTGTTGAATGTCCTTGAAGATCAGAAGCAATACATTGTTGAGCCCCGGTCTCCTGAGCTCGTCGGAAAGGTCTCTTTCCGCGGCGTGGAGTTCATGAGCTCGGCAGGCCCTGTCGGCGTCTTCCCAGAGCGTTTCTGTGAAGATGACCGTATGTACATGCTCAATGACAACTTCATTGAGATCGCGCACCGCCCAGACTTCGGATGGTTCGATGATGATGGCTCCGTGTTCCTCCGTGACGCTGCAAGCGATTCCTACAGCGCACGCTTCGGCGGCTACCTCGAAGCCTACATCGCACCTCCGTTCCACGGTGTGATCACCGGCTTGGCTACCTAAGGATCGGGTAGCGACAGGGGGGCGGGGACACTGCGGGTCCTGGCCCCCCGCTTTTTAACCTGAGTTTAACCAGAAGGAGATTACCATGCTTCGTTCAATTAAGTCCCCTCAACGCGCCCCTCGCCAACTTCATTTCAAAGTAGATGGAACCGGTGCTGCTTCCATCCTGATCGGATCGAAAGATGCAACCCTGACCGATAACGGAACCGGGGATTATACCCTGACGTTCGAGCAAGCTTTTGCTCGTCTTCCTGTTGTCGTCGCATCTAGCCTTACCGCTGGAGCAGTCATCCAGATTGCATCGGCTACCGCGTCGGCTTGTCAGATCGTTGTGAAAGATACAGCTGGATCTGCACTCGATGCTGACCTGATGGTGATCGTTCAAGGTTTCGACGCAGCGGACGAGTACTAAACGCTAGTCAGGCCCGGTAGCTCAGGGGTAGAGTAGCTTTAAGCGCGGCACTTAAAGCGGGTCAGAGGTTCGAATCCTCTCCGGGCCGCCTAACGGGGGTTTAAAATGGCTAGTGTTCAACGCCTTGTTCTTCAATCCGGCGCAATTTCTGGAGCTTCTGGATCAACAGACGCCATGAGCCTTGAGGCTTATGTGACGGATGTTATCGGATCGGTAGTTTGCTCCGCTGCTGGGTTTACTACTTTTGATGCTTATCTTCAGCACTCGCCAGACGGTACGACCTGGTTCGATGTCGTGCAGCTTGCAAAGCCAGGTGGCGGGTCGCTGGCTGCTACCGGAGCTATGATCGCATCGACGACTAGTCCTATCTTGGGCAAGGTTCGGATGCGGTGGGCACTTACGGGTGGTGCTCAAACTGCTACTGCCGACTTTGTGGTCTATTACGATAAGAGGAAGTAATGTCAAAGGTTGACCTTTATCCCACGCAAACCTCTTCTCCGAGTGCAGCACAGGTTCAAACTGGAACCGTTATCGGGAATAAAGTAGCAGCGGACGTCAACCTTTTAGGCGGAACGGTAACGGGGACCTTTGAGCCGACTGGGCTTAGTACGAACGTAAAGACTTCAGTGATGATCGTTACTGATGTCCCCGCTTTAGTGACTCCCTCTCCACTCGCTGACCGTAATGCCATGTCTATTCGCGTCTGGGGAGATCAGACGGTTTATTTCGGCGAGGATGTTACGGTATCTTCAGCCAACGGGTATCCTAAGACTACGCTGGAAGAGTTAGCACTCGATATTAAAGAGAATCCAGCAATGGAAATCTGGGCGGTGTGTGAAACAGGTAAAACCTCTGAACTAAGAGTATTGGAGCTGGCCTGATGGCATTCGTATCATCAACCTTCGCACCTTATGTCCCCCCTCTTAGAGAGAGAATCCTAACGGCGATTGATAGAGTGACAGTGATTAACTACTCAAACCTTGGGTCTTGCGAAGAAATTATAACAAGTATTGAATATACAGCGGCATCAATTAGCGCGACAGCAAAAGCCACTAAAGCGTTTACATATTCTGATACGACCTTCAGGTATGTAATCTCAGCTGTAAACTGGACAGTAGTCCCATGAGGAGAATGAAATGAAACTGTTAGACACAGAACTACTGGCCGACGTAGTGTCAGTATACGACCAAACGAAAACAACTATTCAGGGTAACATTGAAAATAAAACCTTCAATAGCGTGCCCGTCCTTGGTTCGCCTGTAACTAAATTTATCGACGTGGTTACAGACTCGGGTATCCAGCAAAACGGATTTACGTTCTGCACCACAAACAACCGACTATTTATCGTCGGCGCTGCTATCGGTTCTACCGCTCCAACTATCGCGCAACACCCAATCCTCCTTTACAACTTCGACCTGGCGACGGGCGCTTCAAGCTATGTCGGTAGGATCGTTGTCCAACTTCCAGTTGCTTTATTGGTACCCCACACTTTCCGATCAATAAAAGTGATCGACAACCCGACCACGACTGGTTGGAAGATTTACCTGACTACATCTCAAAACTTTCTTCAATCGGGTCAATTTCTGGTCAACAACGTCGGCCAGTCCGACTTCGTCCAGGGTGCGTCACCTCCGCCGATTCAATACCCGATCGCTGCGGGGACAGACCAAAAAGCGGTTTTCCATCTTGGACAAACTGCAGTTTCAAACAACCTGACAGGCACCCCGACACTTGGAACTCCTGTCACGTTCAACGTAGCAGGCCATACCTACGTTAACGGAGACCAATGCTATATCAGCTCGCAGGCTGGTCCTGCATGGACGGCGTCAACATTCGTAGTCAACACGCGTTATTTCGTCGTCAACGCTGGCGTCGGGACATTCCAGCTATCTGCGACATTCGGTGGCGCTCCTATCGCAGCAGCAGCAGGACCGACTTCGGTTGTCATCAACCAAATCAACACAGAGATTGAACCCGCAGGCGCGGTGCTCGATTTTTCAGCAAACAGACTCTACACGCACACGGGTTTAGCAGCGGCCCATCAATACTTCGTCAGGAATACTTCAATAGCTCCCGTTTATGCGGCGGACTCTGGGGTGACGATTACAGCAGCGGCTCCGGGCAAGGTGCAAATCGTCGGTCACGGCTACAAGATCAACGATACCGTGATGCTACTGTCTGGAACGGTGCCCGGTGGTCTAGCTCTCGCAACGGTTTATTTCGTAGTGAACCCATCAGCAAACGACTTTGAACTTAGCGCGACGGCTGGCGGTACTGGTATCACTACCTCAACAGCAGGTCTCGTAACTATCGGGCGGGCTTGGGGCTACACCAACTCTCAGTGGGTGCATCGGACGAGCATTCTTCCAGCACTAACCGGTGTGATTCTTCTCACGGATTCGGAAAACCAAGCGACCCCCGTTGATGCTCCAGTTAACGGAGGGATTCTGAACGGCAATTCGTGCGCGTTCTTTGCTACAAGCACCAACATGTATCTCGGGCTGCTCTCTGAGCTTACTGCAGGTGCGACCACGTGGCCGAGCCTCACGACCTCAAACTATCTCGGGGCGATTGGTCAGTATGTTGTTCCTTCTGCAATCAACGCTTCGTGGTCAAACTCAATCGATCAAGCAATCGTAGCACTCAACACGGTTAAGTTTTTGACGAAGAAAGTCATAAACAACCAAATTGATACGGTGTTCGGCCAGATGGGAATCCGGCAATATGAAGCTGTAAACCCACAAGGCGTAGAGATGGAGTTTTTCGGCGCGCCTCAAGGATTCTCCAACCAGTTTGGTTGGTTGTTCTCAGTGGGACCGGCTTCGGTAACGGGTCAGCGTGGCGTTATCGCGATGGATCTGAAATCTGATATCGCGTGCACGACTTCTTATATCGTTACGAAAGTTTTAGATTTCGTACCTACGACGACGATCAAGCGATTGAAAGCAACGGTTGAAAATAGAGACCCAGGCTCTCAACTCGTAGTGTTCTACCGGACTTCAGGGTTCGGCAGCATCTCGGGCGGATGGGTAATGATTAACCCAGACGAGGTTCAAGCCATCGGGTCAGTATCTCAGATTCAATTCAAGCTTGGAGTCGCGGTCCAGTGTATTGGAAAGTCGACACCGATTCAAATCTCGTCGTTTGCGGTCGGATATGATTCGCTGCAAGAGATGTCGGATTTCTGGGAGTACTCGTACGACGACTCAAGCGTGGGTAGCCCGACCCGTTGCGGTTTTAGGCTTCGAGACACCTATGCCGTCGCAGTGCCTAGCGCGCTTACGTTCCGGGCGTTTGATCTTTCAGACAATTTGCTAGTATCTGAGAGCATCACAGCAGCACCAACCAAGTTCCAATATTCAACTGATGGTGGGACTACTTGGTTGGCATTGGGAACCATTCCAAACACGATTGGGACGTTGATTAGGTACACGTTCACTTCGCCTCCAGGAGTGGATATCCGACCGAGCTTGAGAGACTCCTAAGGGGACACAATGAGTAACCAACTAATACAGAGCGGAACAGTCGTACAGAGCACGTCTCTTGCTTCAATCTGGGGCAATCAGCTAGTCACTGGCGGCGTCAAACAGGAGTCAAGTCAGGCGTGCATCGTCGATCTGATTCCGCCTGTATTTGGGGGGATTTCATTTTTAGGGCTAGGGGTTTTGGGCCAGTTTCAGATTCAGTATTCAGCGGGCCTAGATCCCTCGACTCCGGTCAGGTACGAGATTTATATCCAGGCAGGAACTGCGACTGGGCTTTTTAACCTGATCAATGTCGCGCTTGTGACGCAGTCATTGACTACGGATCTGTTCGCACTCGCTGACGGGTCCCTTCTGGTTCCAGCAACAACCTACTTCGTCGGAGTTCGAGCAGTCGATGCAGTAGGTAACAGAGATTCAAACCTAGTATCCCTCTCATTGGTTAGCCCAGGGATTACAGGTGCGAATATCGCGACCATTAGTGGCATGTTCGCGGTCGATGATACGAATGATTTTATCGGGAGCTTCTGGGTCGCTGACTCATTGGGGACGATTACTAACCCACTCAGGCTGGGGACCGCATCCTTCGTCGTATACGACAACAATGGAAACGCCGTACCAGGGTTTACTCAGAGTGGGATTATTCCAGATATCAATGGGTTCTTTGAAATCACACCGATCCCGTCAATTTTAGATTTCGAGCACAACTTCTACGCGGCAAAAGTGACGATCGCAGTGGATGGGGTGCCGATCACCTACACGCTTCCCGTCACTCAGCAACCCGTGTTGCCGCAGTATGAGACGCGAGCCGTATTCTCGATTAGCCCAATTAATCAACTACAAGGGACCTTCTGGGTCATTAACAATACGGGCCAAGTAATTGATGACCTTGGGACTGCCTCGTTTTCCATCCGGGACGTAAACGGAGCACTCATTGGGATAGCTCAATCCGGGCTTGTCGCCGACGTTAACGGTTTCTACAAAATGACTCCGGTCAGTGCTTCAGTGTTAACGTCGTTGACTCACTATACCGTGCAAATAGAAATTAATGCGCACGGCGGCCCACGGACTGGTTGTGTAGGCTTGAGCATCGCGGAGTAAACATGGCACTGAGACGCGCACAAATGCTGACTTCGACAAATTACTGGCAAGAGGTAAACCTTGCCTTCAATTTGCCGTTAGCGGTAGCGCCTCAGACCGTTATTTGCACCAGACTATCAAGCGGAGTTAATCCAATTTCCGTTCAATTAGCCGCTCAGTACTCTGAGACTGGCGACAACCTTAACGTGATGGCCTATTTGCAGCGGGTTGTAGGTCGACCGATTCAGGCTGGATCATGTGCGTTTTCTCTCACTGAAATTACGGGTGATGGAACATGGAGCGCAGTCAACACTGATACGGTGTCAGGCACTGAGGATGCAATCGGTCGATGGGTTGGGGTAATTCCAGCCGGTGATGTAATCACTAACCTCTGCATGGGTAAAAGCACTCTAAGAGTAAAAGCGACATTGCAGCGTGCAGGTAAGACTTTCACAAAAGACATTTATGTGAACCACCTCGGTATAGGTGAGGCCATGGGTTTCTTTAGAAACAAAATTTTGCATATCGAGACTGGTAAAAAAGACGAGTAAGCGTCAAACTAGATTAAACCACGAAGATCCCGCTTAAGCAGGGGGAGGGAGTATAGAATGAGTTCACAAAAAGGTTACAGCACGCAGGAAAAAGACGACCGGTTATCTGCTCAGTTTCAGACTATTGAACCTGTCAGAGAGCTTCAGTACGGCTCCACGGTTGTAGCCCATCAATTTGTTTACGAAGTAGGCACTGACGCCGCTGAAGCTGGCTCTACAGCTTACTCAATCGTAGCTTCTGCCCACGCAGCTCTCAAGGGTGACGTCATCCTTTTGACGAGCGGTGCCCTTTCAGGCCGTGAAGTAAAGGTCTGGGAAGTATCGGCTAACCTCATTACCCTTGCTGAGACTCTTCCTTCAGCGATTGCTGCAGCTGTCACTTTTAAAATTCTTCGGCACAAATATCCATCGGTTGACTCGACCGGGGCTGTGAATATCACTGGATCGATTTCATTCTCTGAAGAAGCTACGGCTGCTGACGGTGGTGCTCTTCCTGCTGTAGTAAAGGTAGTCGGCGGGTATGATGGATCGGCTGTTCAGGTCATTAAAACTAATGCCGCTGGTGAGCTTGAGGTTGATGTGCTTTCAAGCGCGCTTCCGACTGGAGCGGCTACTGAAGCTACATTATTGGGTGTTGCTACTGAGGCAACAGTAAGCACGCTGGCAAGTGAGGCTACTCTAGCGACTTTGGCGACCGAAACCACTGTAGCCACCCTTGCCACCGAAGCTACTGTAGCAACGCTCGCCACGGAGGCTACTGTCGCTACACTTGCGACTGCTGCTGCTCAAGCTGACGGCACTCAAAAGAGTCAGATTGTTGACGGCGCTGGCAACGTCATTAGCTCAACTTCTAATGCTCTCGACGTAAATTTAAAGAGTCCTGTCATCGTCGATGTTAACCTCGATGAAGCAGATGATTCGGTGGCAGTGTTTGGGTATGATGGCACTGTTAACAGAGCGATCAAGACCGATGCTTCAGGGGAACTCCAGGTAGATATTCTAAGCTCGGCATTGCCTACTGGAGCTGCTACCGAGACGACTCTTAATGCAATTAAGACTGCAGTAGAGCTGATTGATAACACGGTTAGCGGAAACGAATTACAGGTAGACATTGTATCTTCGGCACTTCCATCAGGAGCAGCAACAGAGACAACGCTTCTAGCTATTGAAGCTGATACAACTTCACTAGCTGGATGTGTATCTGGTTCGGAAGTTCAAGTAGATGTAGTATCTAGCGCACTCCCTATAGGCGCAGCTACTGAAACTACTCTTGCAGATATCAAAACCGCTGTTCAGCTCATTGATAACGCGATCTCCGGTAACGAGATGCAGGTTGATGTTGTTAGTTCTGCTCTCCCTACAGGAGCTGCAACGGAAGCGACTCTTGCAACACTAGCGACAGAAGCGACTGTAAGCACGCTCGCTACTGAAACTACGGTTTTGACTTTAGGGACAGAGACTACACTTCTAGCAGTTAAAACCGCTGTCGAAGCGATTGAAAACACGGTTAGCGGCAGTGAACTTCAAGTCGATGTTGTTACTTCAGCCCTTCCGACCGGAGCCGCAACGAGCGCGGCGCAGACTGACGGCTCCCAAAAGACTCAAATTGTAGATGGGTCTGGGAACGTCATCGGATCGACCGGGAACGCATTAGATGTTAATGTAAAAACACCGATTACGGTCGACGTTAGCTTATCTGAGGCAAATGACTCGGTTGCTGTCTTCGGGAGCGACGGAACTACTAACCGAGCGCTTAAGACTGACGCAAACGGTGAGCTTCAAATCGACGTTCTTTCGAGCGCATTACCTACCGGAGCTGCAACGGAGACTACTCTTGGAGCGGTTAAAACATCAGTAGAGCTTATTGATGACGCTGTTGTAGTGGATGGCGCTGCTTTTGCGGGTAAGGGTCTTGTTATTGCTGGTATTACCCCTGGTGGGGTTGCTCAGATTATTGAGACCAATGCCAGCGGACACGTTCACGTAGCAGATGGCGGCGGTTCTTTGACGGTTGATGCTACCTCTTGGCCATTGCCGACCGGGGCTGCTACCGAAACCACGCTTTCCACGCTGAATGGGAAGGTCACTGACTGTAACACTGGTGCGGTGACGATCTCGACGGCTCTTCCAAGTGGAACCAATACGATCGGTAAGATTGACGTTAATACCTTGTCGGTTATCGACCTTCTTGATGCCGGTATCTTGGATACTTCTAGCACCAACATTAACGGTAGCGCATCGGCTCCTACTCAGGTTGTAGCCTCTACTGCAGCTGCTACAAAAAAGTTACAGCTCCTCGACACGACTGGAGCTTTCATCGGAGTTTACACTGGTGCGGCTCTCTCTGAGGTGCTTCAGTTTGTAATGGGTCCGGGTTCTGACCAGACGATTGAGCATTCAATCCCTGCCGGCACTCGGATTAGCCTGAAACGTCTTGATTCGACTACAGCGGTATCTAGTGGAATTGTGGCAATTAACTTCATCGGATGATGAACTAGGAGACTACTTAAAATGCCAGCAAGTATATTTGCAGGATCAAAAGTCAAAACTCTGAAAGGTACGCTTTCGCTTAACGGCGGGGCGGACGTTATCAGTTCAACTGTAGACCCAACAAGCGTTGCAGTAGACGCAAGTCCAGGCTCTATTCTTCTGAATACGACTTCCGGTAAACAGTACCGGAAGAACGATTCAGGAAGCTCTACCAACTGGACTGAAGTTGGAGCAGGAACGAGCGGAATTAACTACATTACGAATCCTACGGCTTCGACTAACACGACCGGATGGAGCACTTATGCCGACGCTGCTGGTACTACCCCTGTAGACGGTTCTGGTGGTTCACCTACCGTTACCTGGACTCGTTCGACGACTACTCCTCTTCGTGGAGCTGCTGACTTCAACTTCACTAAAGATGCAGCAAACCGCCAAGGTGAAGGCGTTGCTACTGACATCACGATTGACCTTGCAGATCGTGCCAAGGTTTTGACGGTTACCTTTGATTATGAGGTTTTAAGCGGAACCTATGCCAGCGGAGATTTAACGGTCTATTTGATCGCTGATCCATCTGGAACTCCAGTTGTTATCCAGCCAGCTGGATACACTGTACAGGCTGCAACGGTTGGAACGACCATGCGCCAGATTGCTACCTTCCAGACTCAAGCTACTGGACAGAGCTACCGTGTTTGCTTCCATGTAGCATCTACGTCTGCCTCTGCTTATGTGCTCGCGATTGATAACGTAATCTGTGGACCTCAGACCACAGTGTACGGAAGCCCTGTAACAGATTGGCAATCTTACACGCCAACTATTACTAACGCGACTGGCATTACGAGTGCAACGGGTGCATTTCGCAGAATAGGCGACTCATATCATGTGCGCGTGGCGTTTTCTGTACCAAGCCAAGCAAGAACAGCAACTACTTCGTGGAAAATCAGCTTACCAAATAACGTCACACCAGACACTACAAGCGCGCCAGATATTGGTGGAACGGCAGTTCACGGGTTTTATGAGGTTTACGGGGATCTAACTGGAACCTCAAACCAATATGTGCAGCTTGATGGAGTCAGAGTGCAGTCGTCCGGTGTTTTTCTAGCAAAGCGTGGAACAAATAGAGATTTATATGACGCGGACTTTAATAGTGTTGGTGCGGCAAAATATATTTCTGCGGATTTTACTTTTAAAGTTGCCGGCCTCTCATCCTCCGTCCAAATGTCCAACGACACCGATACTCGGGTGGTTGCTACACGGGCAACGATAACCTCCGGCGGTCCGG